GTTACACTAAAATCACAGCAAACAGGTAAACGATATGGCAAGGGTAAAGTTCGATTTAAACAAATTACCTCACGAAAGAATACCAAAAAAAACTAGCATTGGTCGTAGACCCAAAATGAGTTCTATGAACAAACATCGCAAAAGATCGTGGAAATCATACAACAAACAAGGCAAATGAAATCGGTTATTATATTACTTGTCGCAGCTCATTTAGAATTTACAGTAGATACTCCCTTACAAAGATACCAAATTACTTACAAAAATAATTTTGATTGTTTTGAGAAAATAGATGAGATAAGAGAAAAGATAGCTGTTTATCATGATAATATAAACAAGTGGTTATTAAAAGATGGTAGACAATTTGTAGGAGGATATTGTCAATGAAAGTAAGTGAGAATACATCTGTTGCAATGCCAATAAAAAATATGATTGGTATTATTATTGGTGTGGCTATGGGTATTTTTGCTTACACAGAAATTACTGCCAGACTTACTTCACTTGAAACAAGTCGTGAGCTTATGAACGCTGATCTATTAAAAGCTAGTGAACAAACTACAGTAGATAAAGAACAATTTTTATTACTTGAAGATTTGTATGAAACTATAGAGAAACATCAAGAACTTTTAGATAAGAACATACACAATCAAGTTATGCTAGAGCATATAGAAAAACAATTAGAAAAAGCATTAAATGATATTGAAAAATTAAAAGATGCAAGTAGAGAAATGAAATATACTAATGGTACACACTAATGCAAGAAATTGTTATAGCACTTTTATTAATAGTTAATGGAGAGATTAAGGAACATAGAATACAAAACTCTATGTCTGAATGTCTTAAAGGTAAGAGGGTTGCTTCGAGAGGTGCATCACAAAATATAGAATATCAATGTATAAAATCACTTGCAGAAACAGAAATTTATATGGGTGAAAAATCTATCAAATCACTTATACTAGAATAATGAGAAGAAGAGATAAACAACCACCAAGAAGTAAGAAGTATTACAGATCAACTAAGTCTGGTGCAGGTATGACCAAAGCTGGTGTTGCAAGATACCGAAGAGAAAATCCTGGATCAAAACTTAAAACTGCTGTAACAAAAAAGAGTGGATTGACAGCAAGAGAAAAAGCTAGACGTAAATCTTATTGTGCAAGATCAGCAGGTCAGATGAAAAGATTTCCTAAAGCTGCTAAAGATCCTAACTCAAGACTAAGACAAGCAAGAAGAAGATGGAGATGCTAGATAAAATTATATATAAATTTATTGGTTGGATAGATCGTTTAAATGAAAAGATTAATGACGTTCTAACTATGGACTTTACTAATTTTAGTAAAAGAGATGCCAAGAAAAAAGACTTGGAACAAAAGTAAATACAGAGAGTTTGTCTGTGGATATTGCACATGGTGTAAAAAAGAACTATTGAACACTATGGGTGGATGGATTATAACTCATACTAAGAAGTATTTTTGCCATGATGGTAAAGATGGTTCTTGTTTTGATAAATATTGTAACTTAAAAAAGGAGAAACAATGCCAGGACACTATGGAAAAAAAATGAAGAAACCTATGGGTAAGAAAAAGAAAATGGATAAGAAAAAAAAGAAAGGTAAAAAATAATGCCAGGTAAAGGTAAAAAAAAATATAGCAAAAAACAAATGAAAATTGCTCGTGTTGCTGAACCTAGAGATAGGATCACAGGAGCTGACTTTGCAAAGTTAAGAAAGAGTAGAAAGAAAAGATATGGCTAAACTTTGTGCAAAAGGTAAAGCTGCCGCTAAACGAAAGTTTAAAGTATACCCATCAGCGTATGCAAACATGTACGCTGCTGGTGTATGTAGTGGTAGAATAAAACCTAAAGGTACAAGAAAAAAAAGAAAGTAATGTCTAAAGGTTTACGATCTTGGGTCAGAGCTAATTGGGTAGACATTGCCAATCCTAAAAAAGGTGGTGGCTTTCCTAAGTGTGGTCGTAGCAAAGGAGAGAAAAGAAGAAACTATCCTAAGTGTGTACCTGCTGCAAAAGCTAGAGCTATGTCTCCAAGTCAAAGACGTGCTGCTGTATCAAGAAAGAAAAAAGCTGAGAGCAGAGGTAGAACAGGTAAGAAACCTAACTACGCAAGAACTTAAATAACAATCAGCACAGTAATATTTTTTATTCTCTACAATAACTGCATCCTTATCACACTTGCAGCATTTTATTTTACTTGTCATGCAATAAGTTCGTCAAACTCCTGCCATATAGTTTGATTGTCATACCAATAGTGTTCTTTCTTTTGTTTCATTTGAATAGAATTTAAAACTGTAGTATGATCCTGTCCAAAAATTTTTCCTATCTCTGTTAAGCTCATCTTATATTTTTCATTGAGTATATTGTGAATAATATTTCTAGCTCTGACAATATCTCTGGTCCTTGTCTTGGTAAATAATTCTTTCTTACTTACTTCATACTTAATACAAACTTTATTAATCACAGAGTCTATCTCTGCCTTTCTAGGTTTTCTAAATTGATAACCAATAATCTTTCTTTCTGTACTGATAGGCACTATGTGTGTTTGTTTGATTTCTGTAATATGATTTGACATCTTTTGTTGTGCTAACTCAAACCCAACTTTAAATCCTTCTTCATATAATTTATATTGTTGCTCTGATAGTAAATAAAAAGCGATCTTATGTTTGTAAATAAAATCGTTGTTGTTTATTTTTTTAATATGTTTTTGAAACTCTTGATTAATTAAAGACATAAATCCCCCACAGTTTTGTTTGTTTTTTTTAGCAATGTGAATTAACGAGTGTTATGCTCTCATCAATTCTTCTTTTGCCTTCTCTATTTTCCAAAGCAATCTATAAGAATCTTTTTGATACTTATATACTCTTTGCTTTGCTTCCAGGTACTTCTCGTGTTTCTTCTGTTGAAGATCCCTGTACTTCTGAAGGCGAGTTCTTAACTCTTCCATCTTTCTCCTTTTTTACTTTGGTAAAGTCTAATTTAATATTCTCAACTTTACATTCTACAACTTCCCCTTGTGCGTTGGGGTCGGCAGCTTTCTTAACGTCATCAAATCTTTCAACAAGTTGGAAACTCGCTTCGCCAGATTTAATTCTTAAATACTTATCTGTTTTTATCATTTTTGTCTATATCTTTTTTGTGTAGATTAGATGCCATATCATTATATATTGATAAATCTGTGTAATTATCAGCTTTAAATCCCCTTGTAGCTCTGAATAATTTAAGTGTCATCATGATATGTGCCACCTGATATGGCTTTAGTTTTTTTTTTAAATTGGGTGCTAATATTAAAGTAAATAATTCTGCAAGTATAGTAAAATTATATTGATAATCTCCATAATCTTTCTCACGATCTTGGATTATCTTTTTCTTAATCTCGTTTGTAAGCTCTGTAATTTTCATATTGTTTTAAAGGCATGGCAGAAGAAAACAAATAAGAGGGAGCATTACCAGAAAGGGAAAGAGGTAATATGATTCGCTGCTCTAAAAAAACTTCCGCCACACCATTTAACTACAAATTAGTATCTGTAGTTAGGTTTGTTATATCCTGATCCTTGACCTTTTGCAAACTTGTTTGGTGCAAAAGATGGTTGCTGTCCTCTCGGCTTGGCAGACCCTGAACCAGTATTTGATGGTGTCAAGACAACATTGATAATTCCTGTTGGATTACCTTGTTCATCAAGATCATCAAATCCTGCTTGGTTGTACCATGTTTCTCCAATCTTTACTCCTATTCTCCAGGTCTTTCCCTCTGGTGAGTTTGGATTTATTGGTGCAACAAAACTCGGTCTATTATCTCCTTGTTGCTTCTCTGTGTTATGTGTAAGTTTTATATATATCTTATCACTCATATTATACCACTCCTTGTGTGTTTAGTTGTGTTTTCTTAGTGTCATATAGATCATCTAATTGTCTATAAACTCTAAGATGTTTTTTCATAGCAAGATCAAAAGCATCTTTGTATTTATAATTTCTAAGTTTTCTTAGTTCATAAATAGTTTTTGCTTTTCTAATATCTTTTTCGATATTATCTATTACCATGACATGATTGTTATCATGTTCTGTACCACTTGTAGTGGACTTCTCACTTCTGTGAGCTGTACCACTTGATTGTGGAATTTTATTAAAAGGTTTAGCATTGTAGCCATCTTCATTATCTAAACCTGTTTTTAAATGTAAAGCATTTAGGTAAGCATACTTCTTGGCATAGCTCATACCATTACCTGTACCAAACTTATCTAAGTTTCCCATTGCACTACATCCTTCTATATCAACATAGCTTTCTGGGTTTTCAATGTCATGTATTCTCATTGAACAAGTAACCATAATAAAAGTTTCTTTGACATAGTTGTTGTAAGTACAAACAGGATATAATCCATTGTTTAGTAATGCTTCCATTGCCACCTTTTGTACTTCGTCATGTAGCAAAGGATTGAATTGCATACCAGGTACTTTCTTGCCTTTGACTACTCCTCTTGCTTGACAAGCTGCTGTGTGTAGTTTTTGATAGATATTTAGTTTCATGTGTCTAATCCCCATAGTTGTTTGATTTGTTTTTTTTGGTCGTCTATTAAATCCCTATAATAAAAAGGATGATTTAATTCTGGTGGTTCTGCAAAGGCAGATAATTTTTGAATATCCCCTTTACAAAATATAATTAGTTGTTCCCATGATTTTAATCTTTGTGTCAATAAATTATATTGGTCCTCTAAGTAATCATTTCTTAACATATCGTGTGTGTTGTCAAAGATTGTGTATTCGTTTTCATTTACATAA